TTCACCTAAAGCAAACTCCTCTATTTCTTCCCACGAGTAGTCTTTTTTTTTGCATTGCTATCAGACTTAGATTTTATAAATTCTGATTTGCCCCATATATCAATTGCATTTTTAATGTCATTCATATCTGATTCATTCAAAATGCTTTTTTCAACATGGTCTACAAAAAATTCAAAATCATAAGTTTGTTCTATATCTTTTATAATACAATTATTATAATAACCGCTATATAAGATATGTGCAATGCCAATTTCAGTTAATTGATTTTCGGTGAATGCTGTCCCTTCTTGAAATTTGCCTTCAGATAGATATCTAAATGAAGCCATTCCAAATTTAAGTCCAATTTTTTCACCATTTATAGTTAAAGTAGTATAGTTCATAAAGAGTATTAAGCAGATATATCAATACCGCCGTTTGATTGAATTGTGCCAGAGAAATTAACAAACTCAGTAGTAGATTGATTCAAAGTCAATGCAGTAACATATCCTTTGAATTGATGGTAGTAAGCTGCACCAGCAGAAGAACCAGTTACAACTGGGTTTTGTACTCTTACATTGATCTCAGTTCCGTTGTTAAATGCTGTCAACAAAGCAGAATAAGATACTTGAGAAGCACTAGGAGCTGTTTCGCAGATTGCATCGAAATCAATAGACATTGTAGGTTTGCCGATTGAAGTGAATGTACCGCAGTTAGTTTGTTCAACTGTTGAATCAGTTGTACCGTTTACTGAAGATGTACGAAGGCAGATCAGTGAATCGAAATCTGTACCACCTGCTACATCAATATCTACACTCTGTGTAGAACCTTGAATTTGTGCCATTGTTTTTTATTTTTGGTTTACTAAATTGTTTATAACTAATATTTTTCTATTTATATAATTTTGACCATTTGTCAATGTCTGATAATTTGAACTTGCTCTTGACATTGCAAATATTTGAAAATCAGAGTCCCCAATGTCAATTATGCTAGTTGCTGGTAACAACAAAGTTAATATTTGATTTGATATATCGTCTAAAACTGCATTATTTCTAATCATATATTGTTCACTAAATATATCAATTGTAACATCAGCAGTAGATGTAAAACTGTTATTAGTATTTTGTGCGCCCTCAATTATCTCTCCAATTATGATATAATTTTTAGGTGGTGTTTTAAATGAATCATTACCATATACTGGTACATTTTGACCATTATATGTAATATAGCCATTTAGTTTATTAAGATAAGCAGTCCTTATGTTATTACTACAATCTTTCATCTCTTGTTAATATTTGCTTTATTGCAAGCATTAATTTTGAAAATCCTTGCGTTACAGCAGGGTAAAAGTATGGAGATGGCATCATCCAACCTCTACCGCTTCTTTTATATTGTAATGCCAAATCTTGCCATTCTTTTTCCTTTCCTATATATAAAGGAAAAAATCTACCCGTACCAAATTCTATATAAGCTGCCATTGCATGATCTGGGTTTTTAGGATCATTACCATATCCAGCTGATAATGTATAATTAAAATCAGCGTTTTTTGCGCTTCTTATAGAAGCTCTTATTGCAGTATATTTATCTCTTTCTTTTTCTCTTTCTGGGCTAGGAAATATCTGCTTCGCAGTTGTTGCCATCATTTCGACAGATGCAGCCATCTCATTGTCTACTTCATTAAATCTTTTATCAACTGCTTTGTTAAGATTTGCAAAAGTTTCTTCTAATCCAGATATTCTAATTTTTAATGGCTGTGTAGTCATCAAATATTTATTTTTTTATATTGATGATAATTTAAACCATCCCAATTTGGATATGCTTGTAAAAGCCCACTTCTTGCATCACCTTCAAATTTCTTACCTCTATTCTCATATTGCCATGTAGTCAATGTAAGAATGTCTGTTGTCAAATCCTCTGGAAGTGTTCCAAACCCGCCTTGATAAAGAGCTGTATAAATACCTGGTTCATAAATCCATACTTTGCCTGCAATAATCTCAAAGTCCTCGTTCTTGGTCAAAGTGTTGTATAAACCTATGCCAGTTTTTATTTTTAATTCATCCATACACACCAGCGGTCCGTAAGGTAGGTCTACCATCCATAGCGGAGGCTGTGTTCCAGTCAACTCAAAATTCGTTCTAATTAGTTTATTTACAAAAGAAAGGCCAGTCAATTTCTCAAGATGCACTCTTGACGCATTCAGAAGACTTTGTATTAAAGAATCTGATGTGTAATCTATTCGCATCCAATTCTTTGCATCGGTGAGACTGACTGGCTCTACTACAGCATCAGCTACAATCGTCACTCCGTTTATATATATCGCCATTTTTACTTGTATTTATTAACCTTTTCTCGTAACCAGCCTTCAAACTCATCAAGCGTTTTGCGCGGATCGTGATCTCTGGATCTACTCTTCGCTTTTCTTGAGGCTTCCTCGTAGGCTTTTTTGTCATCCAGCCTATTAATCGCGTAAACCCAGCTTTTAATATCATTCCGATCTTTTATGTATATCCCAGCATTTCCGCAGTTCTCCTTCAGCCCTTCAGCCTCGCTGCTTATCACTGGGATGCCGCTGCACATGGCCTCGGTTGCCGTTCTTCCCCAGCTCTCGTACTCACTTGGCATGAGCAGGATCCGCGTCTGCCTATAATACTGGTTTATATCGCTCGTATTTGGCACATATTTGAGATTTGGAAGGCTACCCTTCACTTGCTCATCATAGCTCCCTAAAACGCCTAAAAACCGCTTATTTGGCATTGCCTTGGCTATCTGTTCAAATATCTTACCGCCCTTATTTTCGTTTGTGTTGATTAAAGTAACATACTCGTTCTTCGCTGGTTCAATCTGCAAGTCGTAAATACGATAATCAACTGGCGGCGTCATTATAAAGTTAGGCCATTGGTAATTCAATAGGTTTTTTAGCCATAAAGAGTTATACACAATATGTTGATTGTGCCTCGCATTGATGATTTCAGGGTATGGATGGCTATTATGAATGAGATGAAAGACTGGTTTTTTATAAAGTGCTGCACTTGCAATTGTCCATCTTGTATAATCCAAATGCGTAAACACTGCATGGCTCCAACGCATTAAACTATCAATCACATTGTCATTAGGAGGAAATACATCAATGCCATCAAACACATAATTATTTTTAATCTTATAATGATTGGCTTGATGCAGCAAAACTTTTATATGATGACCTTTTGATTGTAAATCTTTAAGCATCCAATGTAGCATATACTCAGCACCGCAGTTGTGGCGTGGAGGATATAAATGAATTGAAGCAAGTATGTTCATAGTTAATAGTTTATATAATATCCATATTCATGATTGCGATATAACTCTTTCATCATAGGATAGCGAAACAAAAATACATCATGTGTGAGATCGGATTGCAAATGTTTCTCATAAATATTTCCGTTGACCTCACCTTGCTCCATTGTGTATGGAATTGCAACTAAACACTTTTTGCCTAGTAAATGTATTTTGCTGAGTAAGTCATGGGCATTCTCTACTGACAAATGCTCAAGTATGTCACCCATTATTATGTAATCGTATATACTAATATCAAAGTCAATGATATTGCCTATATGTACGTTATTGTAAATTTCATTGAGCTTAAATTGCTCTATATATGGCTCAAATATCTCAAGCGCATCAATATCATTAAACCAAAAACGAAGCATTGCTCCGTATTTACCACTACCAGCACCAACGTCTAATATCCTGGTGCTTGGAGGAAAACTCTTAATTAAATGTTTTCCAACTTCTATTTTAAAGTAATCGTATGAGTATGGCATAGTTAAAAAAAAGGAGGCTTACGGGCCTCCCTTTTAGATTTATGTATGGGCAAATTAGATAGCACCATAGATACAAGCTGAAGGCTGGAATTGCATCAAATCGCAACGAGCCTCGCAACGGAAAGTGATCAAGTTTTTAACAAAATCATCTTGGTCAAATTCTGTGCTTCTTACAGCAAGACCGCTTTGTTGAGCGATACCGAACTTAGTTGTATCGAGAACATAAGCCTTAGATGCAGTTACCAATGAATGTGGAATAACTGGGATACCCATGATTCTAACGTTACCTTGAGCATCGATAGTGATACCACCAGGTACAGAGTAAGAACCGTTAGTAGGCAAAGTTTTCATTACGTTAGCCCAACCAGCGTGGGTGGTCAAGATCAAGTTTGCATTCCAGTTAGAAGAACCCAACTGTGCAACGTAATCTACAAACTTCTCAGCTGTGTTAGCACCACTTGAAGAACCAGCAGTTGCAGAAGCAGCGAGGTCATTCAAATAGTAAGTATCTTCAGCTCTTTGGAAGTCTTCGATCAAAGACTGCTGCAAATATGCATTCAAGAAAGGAAGATCATCAACCATTTGGCGAGATACCTTTACATAACCAGCGATGAATTGCAATACTTTGTTTACAACTGTTACATCGTAATCCAATTGTGCTTTAGCAGAACCTTCAGTTTGCTTACCGAAAGAACCTTCACCTACTGGAGTGTTTCCACGAGGGAAAGATACTGAACCAGTTGAAACTGGGATGATGTTAAATACGCTTCTGAGGTGTGGGTTTACAAAAGCACGGAGAGCTGGAGAATTAATGTAAGAGGTGTAAGGGTTACCAGTCAAGTTAACCGCTTCAGTCATAACACCAACAGCTTTAAGATCCAATTCGAAATTGAAACCTTTACCGTTTGTTCTTGCAGCTTCTTTGATTGAATCGTAACCTTTAACGATTGCATCACCGATTGCAGATTTAATTTCAGCAATGTGGTCGTTATAAGATACTGCAACTTTCTTCTCTTCTTTAGCAGAGAGTTTACCAAATGCAGCTTTAGCAGCGAGAACTTCTTCTCTTGCTTCTACGAGATTCTTGTTGTTCTTAGCAATCTCAGCATTGATAGCTTCAACTTTGCTTTCGAACGCTTTAGCGGCTTTCTCAGTAGCAGCAGCTACTTCAGCCTTCTGCTCAGCCAATTTGGCTTCGAGAGCAGCTTCGAATGATTTAATGTCGCTCATTTTTAAATTTTGTTTATAATGTTTATTAATTGCTCAACACTCACCTCTTCTTCTTTTTGCTGCAAAGGTGCCTCTTGGACTGCCTTTGTGCTACTCATCTGTTCAACGGCTTGTGCTAATTGCTTTACTTTTAAAATACAAAGATCAATGGTCTCGTCAGTCACATCACTGTTGCGGATGAATTTTTCAAACGCTTTGATCTGATCTTGTATCTTCTCTAAGTTATTATAATTTTTCATACCAAGCAAGGGGGTTGCTTCGTTTGCGCCCCAAGCAGTAAGGCTAGATCCTTCAAATAGCATAACCTCATGGATCTGGTTAGCCTCTCCTGACTTTTGCTCACGAAGTGTTTTGAAACCAATTGAGTGTTCAGTAATAAGTCCACTCTCTACCATCTTCACAAAATCCTTGCCAAGCTGATGGCTGCCAATCTTTGATCTGTAG